ATTTGAAGTGGACAAAATATTGGATCTTATTTTTCTTTAGATCATCGGGCGCATAGTTTCTCCGTATGGAGAGAACTAATCGGCTACCTTCGTCAACAGTTACGATGTAAGGTAATTTTATTCCAGTTGGTCCTTCAGAGTTTGTGTCTTCAAAACCTTCTAAATCTAAGTTAACGTGACACTCCAACAAAGTATATATAGGTTCTTGTCTACCTGTTTTTTTAGTGCCATCTAATTCTCTTTCTTTTTTTTCTAAATCATTTTTTTCAACACTGTCAGGTGGACCTAAATCTACATCTCTGTAAAAACCAGACACTTGTTGTTTTCTTAATTCATTCTCTGACATTTTAACTGTATGTATTATAGACTCAGCATCATCTAAACTTGTTGCAGTGTATGGAACAACTAATTCATCTGCAGGTACAAATTTTGATACGGCTCTACCTAGTGGTACATCGTAGTAAACTTTTTTAAATGTAGATCCTGCAAGTGGTAAATGAAATAACATTGAGTCGAACTCTTCTTCGTATTCTTTCATCTGATCCATTACAAGATAGTTCATGAAATCTTTTACACGTTGTGCTTGTTGTTCTGTTTGTGGATTCTTAGCACCTATGACCTGTGTTCTTACAGGTCCATCACTTGGTAATAATTCTTTGTAAGCTTGTGCTTGAAACTGTGTTACTGCTTCTGCCAACACTGGGTGAGTTGCACCCGATGCTCCTTGAAAAGGTTCTGTTCTGTTTTCATATTTAAAACCTAATAGATCTAAACCTGCTTTGTAAGATTGTTCCCAATCTTTTCTTGATGCTTTGTAGTCCATATAATTTTGAACCATTTCATTTCCAATCGGATCTAAAACATCGTCAGGTAAAATATCTGCTAGGTTGTCAAAGTGATTTTCTGTTCCCGGTATATTTATAGCTCCCGGTTCAAAGTCTATTGTTGCGCCGCCATCTTCTTCTGGTGTGACCTCTACAGGTCCTTTTTGTTCTTCTGGTTCCTGAACATTAACTTCTTCTGCCATCTCTTTATCTGAAGGAATGTCAATTTTAGTTCTAGTGTTCGGGAGTCCTTTATCTATATCTGCCATTTAATACTCCTATATTTTCATACCACGTTTTAATAGACCTGGCAACCCTTGTGGGTTTGGTCCTGATTCTGGCGGTGGGCCTGATCGATCGCCTGCTTCTTTTGCTATACCACCACCTGCTGCTTGAAAAGGATCTATACTTCTATCACCTGGAGTATAAAAACCACGATCTAATGCTCTTTGAGTTTTTTCTTCTTGAAGTTCTTGTGGTGTCGCTAGTGCTTTATTAAACATATCTAAGTCAAACATTTGTCCTTCTTCTAATTGTGGATTAACTCTTTGAAAAGGTTCCATGGCTTTAAAAACATCTTTATCAGTTGTTATCTTTCTCATGCCTCTTGGATTTCCTCTTTGTAATGGATTACCTTCTTTATCTAAACTAGCTAAATATCGACCATATGTTTTATCTAAATTTTTTGCTGCATTAAATAGTGGATTTCTTTCCTGTGCTTGTTCATCCATACTTTTACCAAAACCACCAAAAGTTAAGTTGGAAATTATCTCATCTTTGTTTGCACCTGTTGCATAATCAGTTGCTGCAAAAAATCCACCAATCGCTATCTCTGTTGGTATACCTAAAGGACCTACAGCAAACTTTGCAAAACGTTGTAGTGCTGTTGGATTTTTTACAAGTTGTTTTGCATTTGCTTGAGCACCAGGAGACATGTTACCTGTCCTAAGATTTTCTAATCCTCTTGTAATACACTCCGGACTTCCACCTAAATTAAATTCTACTCTACCACCTTTTGCTTTACCTGGACAACCTATAGCAGCCAATCTTTGACCAACGTTTTTTAATTCTTTTGTTAGTGGAGCATCAGAAACCATTTTTTGTATATCTTTTGTTTTAATATTTCTAACAGGTTCTCCTCCTTTTTTTCCAGCAATAGATTTTTTAAAATTTAAACCTTGGGGCACTTCCTCAAATACCTGATTACCTTTTTTATCAAAAGTATCTAAGACAGGAGTTAATTTATTAAAACCAAGTAATCCTTTATACTGTGGTCCTAATTTTTTAACTGACTGTTTAACATAACCTGCTAGTTCTTTATTTATTTCGTCTAATCTTTTTAACGAACCTTCTTTTGAAAAATCTAATGCATATGCTTCATTAACTAATTTATTCATTGGTTTATCAAATTGAGATAAATTTGTATTCATTTTAGCACTAATTTTTGCTAGGTCACTTGTTGTTACATCTGCTTTTCCTGCAAGAGGGAGCATGTGATGAACCACACTTCCTTTTCCTGCACCAAACTTAATCATTCGACCTTGTTTAAGCACTTCATATTTTCTTCTTTCATCTTTAGAAAGATAATCTTTTAAAGGATCACGGGGTTGAATATTTTTAGGATTTGCTTTTCTAAAATTATCTCTAATTTTTTTTGCTTTATTTAAGGAAGTTATATTTTGAAACTCGTCTCCTTTTGTAAGAACTTTTTGCACACCATCTACATTTTGTCTTACACGGACATTATATTTTCTAGTAACTTTTCCTGTTTTTTTATCTTTATAATCTGTGTAGGTTATGTTTTCTTGATTTGGAAGATATTTAAACTTAGAAGCATCACTAATTCTTACGTTTTTACTTTTAGCGTTTTGCAAACGAGTTAAATTAATATAATCTAAATCAGTTCTTGTTCCCGATCCCGGTCCATCCGTGCCTCTTTTTAATCCAATACGTCCACCATCAGCTTGTGGATTACGTTCCATAAAATCATCAATAGCTTGTTTCTCTAAAGCTTTCTCTGGTCTTTTTATTTGATCTGCTGTTGTAACTTGTTCATCATCAAAGAGATCCATCAACTCTATGATTTTTTGATCTAGGTCTTTCATTACTCACCTAACATTCTAGCGATGCCGCCTGATGCAAAGTCGTCCGGTCCTTCGGGACCAGGTCCGTATTTAGTTTCTAGGTATTCTGCTTGTTCTAATGTGCTTTCATTCAAAGCTTTCGTTTTGTCTTTTTTCTTTTTAGATTCTACAAATTCTTTTAAAGTTGGTTTAGCATCTCCTTTTGCAAAGATTTTTAATTTATTTGTGTCAGACATTAATTCATCTACGTTGTTTGCAAAATTCTCACCATCAAATTCTACATCATAATCATCTGGTCCAGTTCTAATTCCTCTTGGTTCAGGTTCTATTGCATAAAATTCAGCTGATGGGTTTGGATTACCCTGATCCGGTAATTCTTTTTTGTAAACTAAATCTATTGTGTCGCCACCCATATTATCTGGATCTGAATATTCCACTCTTATCTCTCCACCATCTACGTCTCTATAAACTGTTACCATTGCATCATCATCTATTTTTGTTGCATGAACAATCTCTCTGTCTTTGGTTGCGAATTGTTTAGTCATGTCATCTCCTTGATTAATGACTTTTGTAACAAGGGCATCGAACCATTCTGGTTTACCAGGAACAGAATCTGTTTTAATAATTTCTTTTGTAACCTGTCTTGCACCTTCTTTACCAAATAGTTTTAGTGCACCCATTTTTAATGCACCAATACCAGCGCCAACACCTGCTGCTGCTTTCATAAATCCTCTACGTGCTAAATCTATAGATCCTTTTTTGTAACCGATACGTGCTATACCACCTTGTGCAAAATCATTATCAATATCGTCCATCATCATATCAATCTTATCTCTAAAATCTTCTTCTGTACCTTTGAACTTTCCTTCCTTAACTGCTTTTTCATATTCTTTTTTAATTTTTAAATTTTGTGCAGATAGTTTATTTTGTGCTTCAATTTTTTTTTTAATTTCTGCTTCCATCATATCTTTTAATGACTCATCTCCTGATTGAAATGGCGCTGCAATATCATCCTTACCACCTCTGCTACCCAGTGGTGGTAGATCCTCACCTATTGACGTTAAACCTTTTCTTTCTTTTTGCATTTTATTAAATATGTTATCAAACATACCAGATTGTTGACCACCCATAATAGGTTTATTTGGGTCAATCGGTTGACGATCCACGATGCTGATAACTTTTCTCTCATCCAAGGATTCTTTCATTGCTTTTTGTTTTAACAAAATCATTTCCAAGTTGTTTGGATTTCTGCCGTTTTGTTTAACAAACTGATTGAATAATACTTGTAAAACTTTTTTCATTATTTTTTACTCTTTAATTTTTTAAGTTCAGCTGCTTTTGCTTTGGCTTTTTCTCTAGCTCTAATTTTATCAAAAAAAGGACCTGTCTTTTTTTCAAAATCAGAAACCATAAGATCTGTATAACGTTCTAACTCTGCAGGCTCTTCTTCTTTACTAAATTTTTTTTCTCTTTCTTTTTTAAGTCTTTTATTCATAGACTCTATAATTTGATCTTTATTACCAGTCTTATCTGCTTTGTAAACATTCGATAAAAGATTTACAATTTTACCAACTTTAAATCCTTGTCTATGATATTTGTTTGTCATTAATAATACACTCTTCTAGGTTTCTCTGCCTTTTCGTCTACGTAATCTTCAGGGTGACCGATCAGACCGCCCTGCCTGAATCGCATAATCGCTTGTGTCGTAGAATCCACAAGGTCATCATGATCGCCGTAGGGGAACGCCGCGCATTCCTCAATGACTTCCTC